GCTCCGCCTGGAACTTGATCAGGTCGGCCATCTGGGTGTTGCTGGACTCGAGGGCCTGCTTGAGCTGCTCGTTGGCGCTGCGGAGGTCCGCAAGCTGCCCTTCGAGCCGCTTGTTGTTCTGCCGAAGGATCGGCATGACAGCCTTGCCACGCTCGAGGAAGGTCTCAGCGTCGACCCACTTCTCGGGGTCGCCTCGGAAGCGCTCTTGAGGAACCCAGCCCAGAGAGCTGGCCTCGCGTTCGACCTGGGGGTCGGCGGCAGGGGTGCCGGTGTCGGGAGTTGCGTCAGCATCAGCCATTTCAGCCCTCCCACGTAACGCGGCAGAAGATGTCCCGGTCATTGACCAACCTGTACTGCTTCCCGTCCTTCGGACCCTTGGTCACAAAGCCGCTCATCCGCGCGACGAAGACGACGTCACCGGCCTTGGCCCGCGCGGGTTCGTCCGGCCAGCACGCAGGGCCGACTGCCAGAACCCGAACCTTGACATCCAGAGCCTGATGCCGCTCTTGCACCGAATCGGGAATCACGATCAAGGAGTCCTTGGCTTTCGCCTCTTCGTAGGGCTCACACAGCACCGCTCGACCGAGCGGCTCCAGTCCACTTTCGTTAATCACTCTTTGCTCCGTTGATTGCTTCGTGGTCGAGGTCCAGGACCTCTTTCAGCGTCCGAGCAGCCCCGAGGGCCTGCCCATTCAGGAACTTCGTCCCGAATTCACTCTCTGCGGTGAAGGCTCCCGCCGCCCAGGACTCGAGGATTTCGGCGCGCCGAGCGTTCAGCGCGTCCCGAAACATCTTGGTCACAGGCTCGAGCAGCCATGCCGCGAACTCTTGCTCAGTCAGTAGTTGCTGGCTCATTTTCTTGGATGTCCAATTCACGATCGCGCTGGTCCAGCTCCCGCGCCGAGTGCTGAAGCCCAATGGCCTTCAGCATCCCGTCGATCCGCGTGGTCAGACGCTCCTCCTTCAGCTTCAACACCCCGACCATAGCGTCGATCATGCCGACCTGATGGCTCGCGGCCTCGAACTGCGCGTCCGCTGCGAACTTCTCCGCCTGAGCCATCAGCTGGATGATCTGGGCGTTGTTGACCCGACGCTCCTCAAGCAGCTCAATGACGAACTGCTGTTGCTTCTGCTGCAGCTCGGCCATCTTGACCTGGGCCTGCATCTGGGCAATCTGCATCTTCGGGTCGCCAGCAGGCGGGAACTTCTCCAGGCCACCGTAGAGGTTGTCCGCACCCTCGACTCGCATCGCGTGGAGAAGGTTGCGCTCACACGCCTCCACGTCGTAGCCCGGGACCGCCCTGGCGCGCTCTGCGATGGCCCCAGCGAGCTGCACGCGCATCGCATCGGAGGTCACGTTGGGGTCGGCCACCGGAGCGATCTGGGACGGGTCGCCCAGGAAGTCTTCCCGCGCGACAAATCCATTCACCCCGAACTTCTTCGTCGCGGGCAGGTACCGAGCGTCCAGGAGATACAGCTTCCGGAACTCCTCCTTCATGCAGCGCCACACCCGCTTGAACAGGGCCGAGTAGATCTTCATCCCGTTCTCGACCATGCCCTGGTAGGTCCCCGCCTTCATGTTCTGGCCGGGGTTCTCGCCCTGAAGGGCATCCACAGCCCCTGCGATGCGCTGGGTGTAGTTCACCAGGAAGTCGAGGAGGGTGAAGAGGACCTGGGAGGGCTCTCGGACGGGCAGGGGCATGACGCCCTTCTGCAGATCGTCGCCCGTCGAGTCCACACGGTTCCAGCCGAAGGGCGAGAACTGGTACGCTCCGCCTCGGATCTTGACGCCCCGTGCCAGGAACCCGCCGGCTGCCACTGAGATCGTCCCTGAGTCCATCAGGATGTTCACGAGGGAGTTCACCGACTCGTTCAGTGGCCCCAGCAAGATCCCGAACCCCATGTCGTAGATCGAGCCGTCGGGACTGGGAATCAGACCGTACTTGGTGAAGTACTCCGTGGGGCGGATGCGCAGCACCCGACCGCTGGCCAGCCGTTCAACGTCGGAGGCGGCTTCCCAGCGCGCCACGACGCGGACGACACGCTTCGAGTTCGCCTCCACCGTCACGATGTAGGGCTCGGCGTAGCCGTCCTGATCCAGGTCCAGAGAGCAGTGCTGCTCCAGGAAGCTCAGAGGGCTGGAGTCGTCGTTCGACGGAGGGTGGATACCAGTACGCTGGTCAACCCGGGACTGGTCCACCACGCCCAAGGGCGCCTGGGGGTTGCAGTACCACGGTTCGTCCAGGAAGTCGTCCCACACCCCCGAGACGCACTTCTCGTAGATCTGATTACGGTAGAACTGCAGCAAGTGGGTCTTCCTGCCGCATTGCTCCACCGACTTGGCGTAGTAGTCCAGGACCAGGTTCGACGCGGGCACCAGCTCGCTGACGTTGTGGCCCAGGCTGGCGTCGAAGTACGTCTTAACGAACGCACAACCGACGATAGGGATTTGCAGAAGCGCCCGGTCGTGCTGCTCTTCCCAGGCCTGATCCTCTTCGAGGACCTGGTAGCTCATGTAGTCGCCTACGCGGCAGGCGCGCTGATAGGCCTCGCCCTGAGGGTCGGGGGCCGGGCAGCGGTACTTGACGATGTCGGTCCCGGAGATCAAGGCGGGGTAGGCCCGCGAATGGAACTGCATCGCCGCAATGGTCACCAGAGGGAAGGCGACGTTGGCGCAGTTCGGCCAGGGGAAGGACTTCTCGCGCTGGAGCTGGAGGGCCAGGTCCATCGCGGCCTGGGTGCGACGGCGCCAGGCTGAGCGCGAGTCCTCGTCCCGCTGGTAGCCCTCCCAGACCCACGTGCCAATCGCAGCAAGGTCGTCCTTGTCGATCCTGCCGACGAGGTTGGTGGCCTTAGCGACGGATTCGTCGAGGCGGAGGTGGGTGGAGAGGTTCAGCATTTAAGCCTGCGGCTTGTCGTCAGACGGGTTGTAGGGCGAGGGCTCGGGCTGGGCCACCTCTACTGGAATCGGCTCGCCTCGGTCCCCCTCCAGCGACTTCTCACAATGGTCTTTCTGAAAGAGGTCGAGGAACCTGCAGAGTTGGCACCCCCACCACTTGCCCTCCCGACGGGCCTTGCCAGCGCGGCTGGAGATCGTTTCGTCGGGATCACCGCCGGTCAGGGTGTTTCCGAGCTGGTCGATCGAGATGAGGATGCGCTTGATGAAGCTCATGTCAGTATCCCGTTACAGGGGAGCGGCCTGCCGTCGCGCGGGGGTCCTGGCGCCTGAACTCAACTTCCTCGTCGGAGTCGAAGTCCTCTTCCTCCACATCCGCCATGTTCTCTAGGCCCAGGACCGCCAGCGCACTCGAGTCGAACTGGTCGTCCAGCGTCGCCTCCGCGATGCCGGTGAACCTGAGCAGCTCCTCCTCATACCCCGCGTACCAGCTGGCCGTTTTGTCAAACCTGCAGGCGCCGGCCTTCATCCGCTTCTGGAAGGCGCGGCCCCGGGAGGCCTTGTCCTTGATCGGCGTCATCGGGACGAAGTTGAGGAACTGCCCTGTCCTGAGCATCTCCTTCCTGATCGTCGGCCAAATGGCCTTCCAGATCTGCCCGTCCTCCACGAAGAAGACGTCGGGGCGGTGGAACTTCTGTATGGCAAAGAGCTCGTCGATGATCTCCTCGGAGTCCCATCGACCAACCCTCTGATCGAGGAAGTGCAGGTAGTTGCCGGTGTCCTGCCCCACGACCGTCATCGAGGTGCGGTTCGCCGAGTCCTTCTTGCTGATCGCGAAGTCGACGCCCACCACTTTGGTCTTCGGCGCATCGTGGTCGTGTTCGTCCATCGCCAGGAACCACTCGCGCCGCAGGTACGCCTCTTCGTTATCGTGAGGATCGTTCAGGTATTCCTGCGAGTAGCCCGCCGCATCCCCATCCTCGATGAAGAGCTGACGCTTCTTGCGCAGGCTCTCCTCGTTCCACTGCTCCGGCCAGAGGATATCCGAGAAGTCGTCGAAGCTGCGATGGGCCTTGTAGAGCCGCGAGGTCCACTCGCTCGACTTCATGATCCGGGCCAGCATCGCATCCTGGTGCAGAATCGTGCCGTGCCAGCGAATCCTGCAGCCCTTGCGCCCCATCGGGATCAGCGCCCGGTTGACCCAGCGAGAGAACTTCTTCCTCCGATCGACGGATTCGACCTGCTCGTCCTCCTCCATGTCATCGCAGAGAATCAGGCCGGGACGCCTACCTTTCCACTTCAGGCCCCGAAGCTTCTGCCCGGCACCCCGGGCCAGAATCCGAAACTCATACCCATCGTCGCAGCGGACGACAATCTCGCCCTTCGCATCGACCAGGAAGGTCTTGACGCCGAACTCTGCCCGCAGGTCGTCGTTCTCCCGCAGTTCCTTCGCCATGTCGATCAGGTGGGACATGGCCAGCTCTTCCGTCGCGGAAACGACGAGGACGTGGGACTCCCAGCGGAAAAGAACCGCCGCTAGGCCGAAGTCGTGGGTCAGGGCGGTGGACTTGGCGTGGCCCCGGGGAGCAGCGACGCCCACTAGGGCCAAGGGCGAACAGTACAGCTCCCAGCACTCGCGGTGAAATTGTGGAGTGGGGGCGGCGTTATCATACATCGGGCTCAGGAACACGCCCGCGAAGTTCTCGACCAGCTGGGCCGTCAGCTGCACGCTCACTTGCAGGCCCTCCGGCACAGCTCGCGCTCCATCGCGTCCTTCTGAAGGGACTCGGCGCGGGGCTGCCAGTGCATGTTGAAGGGGCGGTCAGCGCCGCCGAGGCAGAGGGGAGTCCCGTGATCCACCACCCAGCCAGGACAGGCCCCCGTAGTCCGCCCCGTCGCTGGGCAGGGATGCGTCTTCCGAAATTGGGCGACCTGCCAGCGATCGCGAGCCTGCGCCACGTTTGCACATAGTAACAGGGCCACGATTGCCAGCCACCGGCTCACTGCCACTCTCCCGTTTCCATTTGCTTCGCCATGCGCTCTGCCCGCTCAGGGACCTGCTTGTACCAAAGGCTCTCGCGCATCTCGTGGGCCGCTGCGTCCCAGTACTGCCCCTTCACCGCCTCGAGCATCTTCTTGAAGCCGAGGAGGCCCGAGGTTCCGAGCTGGAAGGCCATCGCGTAGATCACCGCCCTGCGCGCCCCCACCATCCAAAGGGTCCAGGGCAGCGCTTGCCCCACCTCCCACCTCACCCGCTCTATGTCGTTCTTAAAGAGAAACCGGGACTCGTCTTGCGAAATCCCGGTGTCCCTTAGGTTCCTGCCCACGCCTATCGTGGAGATCCCTCGCGAGTCGAGGTAGACCTTCAGCCTCTCCCCCTCGTCCCGGAGGAGCATTTCCTCCAGGGAGAGGGCCTTACCCACGGGCGCTCAGCGAGGTTGAGGGATCTTCGGGGGCATCGTTGCGCCCGACTGCTGGTGCTGCCGCGTGATCGGCAGGGAGGGCGTCGGAACGCACTGACCCGCCGGCTGCAGCGACTTGTTCGACGAAGGGGACATCAGAAACTCCTTGGGGCTTCGTGCCCCCGTTCAGGGCGGACAGACGCTCGGCGAGCCTCTCGATCCGGTCGACGTCAGGGGCGTGGGTCTCGACCTGAATCCGGTTGCCAAACCCCCCAATGCTCTTGGCCTTCGCCCCCAGCTTCACCGCTTCCAGGGCCAGCTCGTCCGAGATCTCCGCCTCGGGCCGGGCCATCTTGTTGATCAGGACCTCGAGGCTGCGCTTGGCCAAGATGTTGAACCTTTCGTCAAGCGAGGCTTCGAGAAGGGGATCGCTGATCTGGGCGCGCCGCTCGTAGAGCTTCTCCCGAAACAGGTCCGAGTTCTTGACGATGCTCACCCACTGGGCCGTGCGGCCGAAGAGCTGGCCGAGCTGAGCGTTCGTCGCAGTCGGGTTGGCAATGATGGCATCGATCAGGGCCTCGTGGGAGTACTGCAGGCGCACGGGACCCTGTTTCCAGGTCCCTTTGACCTCGTCCCTGTTCGGGTTGAAAACTCCCGTTGCCATCAGATTGCCTCTTTACACTTCTCCCGCCCCGCCTTGTAGCCCTCGAGGAAGGCTGCCTTCTGTTCCATGGCCTGGGCGTAGCGGGACTTGATCTCGCACCCACCGTCCGCTGAGCAGCTCCCCAGGAACCAGGCCACGCCTGAGATCAGAGCGATTCCCGCAAGCCCTCCGAGAACGAGCAGGGCGGGGCGGGCTGGGATGTCGAAGGA